CCGGGCCGAATCTCTTTGACCTTGCCCCTGGTGCCGTCCGGCCCATCACCAAAATCAAAAAGCTGAATGAGACCCATCACTTCGATGAAGCGTCCGTCCCGGCCTCGGGGATGAAGGTCGGGATTCCAAACGGCGGCGGTCAGCCCATGCACCAGCACGTAATTGACCTCCCGAAGATCAATCCCCTCGTTCAGAGCTTGGGCCTCCAAACCAGCAACGATTTCCAAATTTGGCTCGGGATAGGAAAGGGCTTCCTCCCACTCGGCATAGAGGTCGAGCACTCGTTCGTTTGTCATGGCTGCTCCCTCGGCGGCAGATTGCCTCCCGGCTGAACCTCACCGCCCTGCATGGCTTCGTCCGGTGGTGTGCGGCCACCGGCTGGGTTGGTCTCTGATCTGAACATCGCCCCGAGTTCGTCCATCCCGCTTCCCTCCCCGCCACCGCCCTCAAGCAGTGACGAGATGTCGTCGGGGATACCGGCCTCTTCCTGCCCGGCTTGCCGAAGAGAAGCGAAGTATTCGGGATTGAGCCTCTCGATGAGAGCAGCGGCAATGTCGGGAGGAATCTGTGTCCGCTCCAAAGCCATGCGAGTGAGAAGCTCGTCATCGGTCGGTTTGTCGTAATCGGTGAAGCCCCGAGCCGACCGCCACGCCTGGTACGAGATGATGTTCCGGTCAAAGCCCTCATTGGCCGCGGTGCTCTTGTCGGGTCGGGTGACAATGTCAGATGGATCGAACCAAATCACCAATCGATTGATAAGGGTCTCATCCTCTTGGGGATGGAGCTTTTTCAGCGCCGGTCGGAAGTAGACCGTGGTGAGAGCATCCACGATCATCAAGGCCAGCGGCTCGATGTGGGCCTTGTAGAGATTGTCGTCAATGATGATGGCGTTGGAGAACTTGACATCGCTCAAGCCCTGCACCACGTTCTTTGGAATGTCAATCCCCTGCAAAACCCGGTCAAGAGTTGCCTCGGCAAGCTGAACCATTTGCTCGTCTACGGGACGGCCCAAGTCGATCTTTTTCAATTCCTTACCGAGCGCAGCCGGGCCGGTGAGGATCAATGGCACCACCGAAGTCGCCGCTGACTCTTCCTCCAACGGGGAGACCGCCGCCTGAATCAGAGCGTCTTCGATGCTCTGCGGGTTGTCGTCATCGATGCCAGCGGAGAGGCCGTCCGGCACGAAGATGACTCCGGCGTTCATCCGAGACCGAGTCATCATTCGGATGGCCTGCGTGAGCAAGGTCAGTTGCTCGCACGAGTCAAGCACACCGATCATGGACGAGTCAGCGTCGGATGAGAAGCGAGGATGGGAGCGCCAGATACGGGCGACGAAGGTGTTGTCGGGGAGCTTGTCATCCTTGCTCGCCGTGACCGTCGAGGTCTTCCGGCTACGTTGAATGGTGTAGCCCTGACCCGCCCCGTTGGATTTCAACTCGTCGGTCGAGGCAATCGTCCATTGCTTTTCGCGAACCAAGTAACACTCGCCGGAGACCGAGAGATTGATCCCGAGTTCACGAAGCAGTCCCGAACCCATTCCCGGCGAGTTCACCAATAGGTCGTAGAGCACCTTGTCTGCCGCCGAGACCAACTCGGCGGTGTTGTCCGGCCAGACCTCGTGCTCTCTTGCAAACTCTTCCAAAAAGAGACTGGATCGCACCGGCGCAGATTCAGGGTCATCCACGATGGCGGCGTAGAGCCTGATCTGAGAAAGAATTTGCCCGATCAGATTGAACGCAAAGTGAAGCTCGCCGATGGAGTCGTAGAACGACCACGCCGCCGTCTGCCAGGCCTCGGGCTTGTGGGTCTCTTCGTTACGTTTGGTGAGGTCGATCTTCTTGGCTGAGGCCGAGAACGACCGTGGGGAATTGAATGGCGGTGCTTGTTGCCGCCCACCATCATCCTCAAAAAACCTCATGTCACCGATTGCGTGAATACGTAACAGGGGTTCCAGACAGCGAGAGCCAGCCGTTCGACCTTGTAGAGCAGGGTGTTCGACAGCAACTCTTCGTAGCTGGAAGTGGTGAATTCCTCTGACACATACACATCGATTTCGCCACCGTGTATTGCCATCTGACCAGCCGGATAGTTCCCAACCACGACGGGGTTGCCGGTGACGGATGAGTAGAGCTTGCCGTCCTTCTCGGTCATCGCACCTTCGGCCAGGACTGCGTCATAGGCCGACATGTGGATTGTCCCGCCCTGCATCCCATCTGCGATCAGCTTGGCCTCCAACCGGGCCATCGCCTCTCGTGAGTTGGCGGCGGTGCCGCCGGTAGCAACGCCATCCGAGAGCTTGGGATTGGTCGGGGAAGTTGCTGTCCCTCCCCATATCGCCTCTTCGATGGCGGCGGAAGTCTTGATGTCGAGTTCCCGTTCAACCGCCTCGGTTATCTCGTGGCCGATGAATTGCACTCCGAACTCGATCACGAAAGGAACGAATGACACCGCATCGGGGCAATCTTGAAAATCGGCTGACTTCTCAGCGGGCGGGCAGTTGGCCTCTTCGACATTGACATCGAAGCAACCCTGCGGAACGAAGACGACTCCCTCTTCCCACCGCCCATCACTGCCCGGTCGATTCCCGGTGTCCAGAAGGTTGTGCTTGGTACCGAAGATGTCCGGCGCATCTACGGACTGATTGAGCAATAGCACCATGTTCGACCCCGAACTCCCTTTCGACGTTGTGTCGTGCCGTCAGATCAGTTCAGGGTCTAGAAACTTCGTGGGAGCATAGTCACACGAAGACGAGCGACGGGTTACCAGATGGTGGCTGCAAGCCAGATGATTCCCAGGACGACGAGAACCAAAAGCGCAATCTTGAGAATCACGTCGAGGTTGATGGTCATTGCCCGCTTCCCTCCTACTCAGATGGAGCGACCTTACTCTCTGACTCTGGCTCGGGTGCGTTGTGAGTGAGGTCAACCTTTTCGGCCCAACTCCGTGCATCCTCGGTGCAATCAGGACAACCGGCAAGCAGTCCCGAAATCCATGTCAGCAATTGCTCGGGGTCAATGGTGTTCTCGGTCTCAGTCTTTCGTCGTTTCAATAGCATGTCTGGCCTCTCAATATTTAATCATGTAATTGACCACTTGGTACGGCGGATTAGCTGTGCTGGTATCCCCGGTTCCCGATGCCCCGGTCGCCCCGGTTCCCGACGCCCCGGTAGCCCCGGTTCCCGCTGCCACCGATGATCCCAAGTCGTGAGTGTGGTGAGGAATTGTGTGAGTATGAGTAGCTGATGCGCTGGTTCCACCGACATTATGCGTGTGGTTGGCGGCTGCGCTCGTCGTCCCACTAATGCTGATTGACACCGAACCGGAGTGACCATGCCCTGAGCTTGCTCCTGAAATGGGGCCAGATTCGTGAAGAGTTGTTGCCGAAGGCCCGCCAGTCGAGAACGAATCCGTGCCGGTATCAGAGAAAGTGTGATCGTGACCGCCGCGAGCATCAGTGTCGCCAACCGAGTGAGAGTGAGCACCGCCTGATGAAGTCGCCCCGCCGCCGCCACTCGATGCCGAGTTTCCAAGATCGTGCGTGTGGCTCGGGCCGGTGTGAGTGTGGCTCGGGCCGGTGTGCGTGTGGGATGGCCCGTCGTGCGTGTGATTGATGTTTCCACCACTCGCACCGGGAGCGCTGGTTCCTGCTCGGGGTGCATCAGAAGTTGTGCCTGCTCCCAACGGGAACCGACGAATCAAATCGGGAATATTGAAAGAGGTAGTGCCGTCACCCGCTCCGTAAGACGTTCCTATGACGGCGAAAAGCTCGGCATAGGTTGTCCGATCCTTGAGTGACCCATCACAGAGAAAGAATCCAGTCGGAGCGGCAGAGCCACCGTAAGGAAGGATGGTTCCGATTGGCACCCCTCCGGCCCCGCCACCGCCCATCGCATCGACATACTGCTTGGTCGCTGCTTCCAGAGGGGCGATGGGGTCAGCCTCAAGAATGAGCGGCCCCTCCATCGTGTCGCCATCGATAGACACGAAGAGTTCAGCATCGACTGGCACCCCGCCGACATCGACCGTTCCGGCAATCAGAATCCAATCGCCTTCGGACTCACTCCAAACCCTGGTGACTGCCATCTACATCACCCCGAGGTTGCCTTGATGATGAAATTCAACCCGAGGTAAGGCGGGCGGTTCTCGTGAGCCGTCGTAGCGGCGGGAGTGGAACCGGTGTTGAACTGAGCGATGTCGATGCTGTGAGTGTGGCTAGGCGTATCTCCACCAGAATCGAAGGCCGGAATGTTGACGTTGTGAATGTGAGGCTGGCCGGTGTCGGATGCGCTGGTGACACCCATTGTCTGATCGGTTCCGGTCGCTCCCGATCCGGTGGCGAGGCGTGTCTCCTGGGTGTGACCGTGAGCACCGGAAGCGGTCGGGCGGGACGACGTGTTCAGCGTGACAACATGATCGTGGTTGGCATCCTTGCCTCCCGATGCGGTGGTTGGCGGGTCGATGTTGTGAGTGTGGCTTACCGAGCGACCGCCAGATGTCGTGCTCGGCGGGTTGACAGTGTGAGTGTGAATTGGCCCTTCCCCCGGCTGCAAGACGTGACGAGCTTCACCGCCAACCGCACCCATCCCATAGGTGTCCGTGTCGAGCGTGCCAAGCCCTATGGGGAATCTGCCTCTCATATCCGGCACGTTGAAGGTGGTTGTCCCGTCGCCTGCTCCGAAGGTGGTTCCGATTTGTGAAAACAGACCGGCGTAACCGGTTCGCGAATAGGGCGCTCCGTCACAGAGCAAGAATCCGGCTGGCGCGGTCAGACCGGCATACGGAAGCACCACACCAAGCGGAAGCAATGCCGCCTCCGGCGCGAGGTTCTCATCGGGATTCGTCCAAATCAAACGATCCGGCGGTAAGACCGGCTCGGTGTTTTGAATGAGATGCCGGTCGCCGATATTGAGCCAGTCGCCATTGTCAGCGTCCCATATTTGAGCGTCACCGGATGGAAGATCGCCACCTAGAGATTCGTCATCGGTATCAACCCAAATGAAGGTGTCGGGTGGATCGGCTGGTTTCTCGCTTGGGTCTCCGACAGCATGAAGAGCCTCACTTCCCGAACCCGAGACCTCGACCCACTGCAAGTTGTCCTCGTCCCACACCCGATAGGTTCCGGTGTCGGGATCGACCCACAACATTCCATCGGCTGGTGACACTGGCTCGGTTGCATCGACAACATGCGGCGCAGCGTCAATTCCCGGTGGCCCTTGTGGGCCTTCCGGCCCTGGTGGGCCTTCGGCACCCGCTGGCCCCTCCAAACCTTGCGGGCCTTCCGCCCCATCAGCGCCGGTTGCTCCCGTTGAGCCGGTAGCTCCCACTGGCCCTTGCGGGCCTTCGGCACCGACATCACCTTGTGGCCCCTCGGGGCCAATCTCACCTTGCGGCCCTTCGGGGCCAATCTCACCTTGTGGGCCTTGCGCTCCGGTCGCGCCGGTGGCTCCGGTGGCTCCGGTGGCTCCGGCAGGCCCAACGTCACCTTGAGGGCCGGTAGCTCCGGTTGCGCCAGTGGCACCTTGCGGGCCTTCTGGCCCACGAATCGGCCCGACGTTGACCCATTGAGTCCCGTCCCACATGACCCCGTCACCGGCCAATCCTCCGGTTATCGGGCCGGGACGGTCGGGGGCAGTGGTGTCGGTTGCCGAGAGAATCCACATGTCGCCGGTGTCGGGCGACGGGATGGCATCGATGTTGGGCCAAGTGTCGGTGCCCTCGATGGTGACGCTGGTACCGGCGGGGCCGGTTGCCCCGGTCGGGCCGGTTGGCCCTATTGGGCCTTCTGGCCCTGGATCACCTTGAGGGCCAGTAGAGCCGGTCGCGCCGGTAGCACCGGGATCACCCTGTGGGCCGGTTGCTCCGGTCGCACCGGTCGGGCCGGGATCGCCTTGCGGCCCTTCTGCCCCGGTAGCGCCGGTGGCTCCGGTTGGGCCGGGGTCGCCTTGGTCTCCCTTCGGGCCGGTAGCGCCGGTAGCTCCATCTGCTCCCGCTGGCCCTGGATCGCCGGTAGCTCCGGTCGGGCCAGTTGCTCCGGTCGGCCCGGTAGCGCCTGGTGTTCCCGCTGGCCCTTGAATTCCCTCTTCACCTTGTGGCCCGGCAGGGCCGGTAGCTCCGATTGGCCCCTCGGGGCCGACTGGCCCTTGCGGGCCGGTCGCTCCCGTCGCTCCGGTTGCTCCGGTGGCTCCGGTGTCTCCTGGCGGGCCGGTGATACCTATTGGCCCCTGCTCGCCTTCCTCACCCTGTGGCCCTGGTGGGCCTTCCACTCCTGCGGGGCCGGTGGCTCCTACTGGCCCTTCGGGGCCGATTGGCCCTGGATCGCCTTGCGGCCCCTCGGGGCCGGGGGTGAGTTCAATTGCACCGATCTGACTATCGACGTAATGCTTGTTCGCCGCCTCGTCGGGGAACAGCGGATCGCCAGCAAGATTGAGCGCTCCGGTCAGAGTCCCGCCGGTCAGCGGGAGATAGAGCGCTAGGTCATCGGCGACATCTCCAACCTCGGAATCGATGTAGGTGTAGAGGTCTCCGATGTTCTGCCACGTTGCCGCCTGCAATGGTGGCGAGCCAGCGGTAGGTGACTCATTGAGAATGAGGTCGCCGAGCATGGTGCCACCGGCAAGGGGGAGGAAGGCACCATCGCTACCCCCCACTTCGATCCACTCTGCATTATCTGCGTCCCAAATTTGGGTTACTTCGGTGGTGGGGTTCGTCCAGAGAGCACCATCCGGTGGTGCGGTCGGAGCGGTTGATTGCACCACATGATGGGAAGAGACCACCAAAGAGACCCGGCTATCCACGTAGCCCTTGTGCGCCGCCTCAGACGGGTTGGTGGGATTGGGAGCAGGAAGATAGAGCGGGCCGGTCAACGTGCCGCCAACAAGAGGCAGAAATTCTCCGTCACCGCCGCCGCCCTCGGGCGGCTCCCCGATAGCAATGGCTGTGTGTCCCGCCCAAAAGACAACGACGTTCTCGGTGGGATTCACAATCCCATGCACGATGACTTGTCGTATCTCTCGGTCTTGAAGCTGGATATTGGCCCCGGTTGGCCCGACCGAGACCACAGTTCCGACTTGCATCCGAACCGGCTTGTCTTCCCCGAAGCGCAGAGCATCTCGGGTCTGAATCTCCCGAATGAGCTTTTGACGGCCCTTCGGGGTTATCACTCCGGCACCCTCAGTCTTTTCAAAACCGTGGAAGTCTCACCGTTCGCCACGGTCTCAGCCGAGAAGCTGGTGTCAGCCCCGAGTCCAATGGTGATAGAGCGAATCAAGTGAAATTCAGAAAGGAACTCCTGTCCGGCGCTGGCTCCTGATGTCAGAGTCGGATTGACCGGATAGCGAAGCTCGACCACGTCACCCGCCTCGATGAGCGGATTTGGAACAGTTTCAAAATTGACCGCCGAGTGATAATCCTTCCGCCTCCGCAAAAGGTTGTTCGCCACCCGAATGACGGTGTTGTTGGCTCCCGCCGTGTTGTTGGGCAGGAATTCCACCCGATGGAACATCGGCACCTGGCCGAACGGCCCCTCCCAATAGGTCGGTGAGAGCACGTCCATGTCCTTCGCCAGATGCGAAGCCTGCAATTTCAAATTCCCGATGGCGTACTCCCCGAAGGCGAGCACTGCGTTAAAGACCTCTTCTCGGGTGAACTCCATGTCGTATCGCATGAGCACCCCGGCCTCGTCACCGTTGATTACAAAATCGATGGGAGCATCAGCCGGACTCGGCATGTCGTCAATGACGTACGAATTGTCCCGGTCGAAGCGGCCCCACACTTCGTTCGCCTCCTGATATTCCAAAATCAGATCGAGGCGCTCCCGGTCATCGGTGAGCACACTGCCCGGCGGGAAGACGTAGTCGAGGTCTTGGCCTCCGGTGTTGGCACGGAAGGGAACGAGGTTGCCAGAGATGGATTTGGGGAACGCCTCTTCGACTAGGTACTGAAGTATGCCGAGCATTACGTTCTCGCCAATCTCGCCGGGGGCCACACCAGCGATGGGAGTTTTCAAAAAGCGAGCCTCCCGAATATCCGCCTCCATCGAGTACCCGGTGACCCCCAACTCGTAGCCAGTCTCGGCATTACCGGAAGTTGAAACCGAGTGCAGCCGGTAGACCCCGAGCGGGACAAGCATCTGCTCGCCATTCACAGTCTCGATTCCTCGGGCGACAGCGATCAGAGATTTGTAGGGAGTGGCCTCAACCAAGATGTCGAAAGGATCGTCCCAATAATCAGAAGCGACCGACAGAGAAAGCTCTCGGGTGATGGCCTCGCCCAAGGTCTCGGTGACTTCCCCACTGATGACCTTGAACTTGGTCTCCGTCCATCCGGTCGGATCGACCATCGGATGGAGCTTCCACTGAGCCGGGTCGTACTGCGTGCCCCACACTTTGATAACGGACTTGTGGGTGCCACGCACCGATTCGTTGATGCGGGGAATCTCGTCGGGATTCACGTACTGCTCGACGTACCTCATGGCGTGTCAAACAACGCCTCACCGAAGGTCTTGCCCGAGATGCGAAGCTGATTGAACGAAGTCCAACGGTCGTCGGGATTGCCGTGGAAGGCACCATCGGGTGGGTCGGTCTCCCAAATAATCCAGCCGCCTTCGGGGTAGGTGGTGTCGCCGGACTCGCCGCCCTCGGCCAACCCAAAGGGAATGCCAGGACGCTCCAACGGCTGCGTAAAGGCCGGTGGCGCAATCTCGACATAGTCAATGGAGAAGTAGTGCCAGGGAATCCGACCATCAGGATTGAGCCATCCCTCTCGTACTTCCAGTGGTTGGAAATACAACTGGCCCTCTTTCCCGATCATGTAATCGGTGGGCAAGCTGAGAAGAGTGGGCTGCGCTTTCTTGGTGAAGATGCGCTGCAAGCCCTCGACCTCTTCCGTCGTCCGACCGATCAGCCGGAGCGTGCCCCGAGCCGAGGACTGCTCATCCATGACCACGACCGGATCGGAACGGCCAATGACGGTGAAGACACCGACCCTCGGATCGAACGACCGCTCTTGCAACGGGCCTGCGATGCAAAAAGTGCTGGTGAGGTTGCCGGGATTGAGAAGCCACCGAACGTAGGTGGCGTCCGACCCACACTGAGTTCGGAAGGGCGGGAGGGTTGGTAGGACATCAATGGTCTCGCCGGTGACATCATCCACCATCGAGTAAACGAGAGGGTGGTCGAGCGGAGCCTCGTAATCCACGACTTGGCGCTCGGTACTCTCGGCGATATTGGTCAGCCCGCGCACCGGCTCGTAGCTGCTCGTTACCACGTCGCTCCGATACACCGTGACCGGGTTGCTGCCCGCCAGCACCGACACCCGAATGACGTACCCCCCGAAGTAGCAGTTGGCGTCAACGCTGAGAATGCCGGTAGTCGGGGTCTCAGTGGTGGCGGTTACTTCGTTTGTCGGCGCAGAGTCGCCATTGTCGTTGAAAGCGATTACACGAAACGTGTATTCGGTAGCCGGTTCAAGATTCTCGACTTGGTAGAAGGTGTAGTTCGATCCAATGGTTTCGACCGTTACCCAACTCATGCTCAGTCCTCTACCCAAACTTCGATTCTGAATCCGGTCTCATCGTCGGAATTGTCAACCCAAGCCAAGTCAATAGTGGTCAGATCAATAGCGGTCACAGACAAAAAGGTTGGAGCATCTGGCGGTGGTGCTGCCGGGGTGATGCCCCACTTCTCCATGAGATAGGCCTCGATGGTGTCAGTGTCCGCGGGCGACACCATCCCGTCGTAAGCCAGCAATTCGTACATGGTGAATTGGCTGTATTTGTCCTCTGACTCGTACGGCCCTATGTAGAAGTTGCCACTCGGTGTAAATCCGGCGTACTCCCCGGTCTCTCTTGTCAGCCCGTTTATACCGACTTGAGATTCACCATCGCCAGGATCATTGTGATGAAACGTCCAGAGGGAATACTCATCTTCCAGGGAAGCATCGATGAACTCCATTGCATCAGCATCGGAAACACCGACGAACCAATCCCCGGCTACTACAGCCTGCTTCCCAAGCCACAGATAGCTTGGTGACGAGATGATGCTGTGCACTAAGCCCGAGGCCGGTGGATTCTTGGTCACA